CGGAGTCATAGAAGACTGGGGCGCGGAAACTATAGTTAGTATTTACGTAAGACGCAGTTGAGGTAAGGCTAATTCCATAGCCTTCAATATTTAACTGCCCGTACGCGCCGGTATCGCGGCTGTAAGAAATCAGATAAGCCGTAGTTCCAGAGGCCCCTATTTCGGCAGCGTGGCTAGTAAAACCGCCAGTAGTTTGCCCCCACCAGCCAGTCGCCCTAACTTGCCCAGAGGTAAATAGTTCGTTTGCTTTGACTGTAGCTATACGACTCGTACTATTCGGGTCTACATAGTATCCAGTATTATCGGAGTCGTAGAAGATTGAGGCGCGAGCAGAACCTGATAGGTAGAGGTCTTTGAAGGGAATAATAGAGCGACCTAAATCAATAGTCGTACTATAAGTGTTACCTGTCATTGTATGAGGGGTTAATACTTGTCTAATCGAATCAAAGAAAAGACCTGTATTGCCAGTACCTATTGCCATACGACCACTTAAAGTACCAATACTACCTACGGATGTGCCGTCTTTGTAAAAGTCAGCGATAGAGCCGTCTGTTGATAAACGGTTTAATGCCAGAGCAGGTAAACCAGAGCGTGTAGACCATAGGCCATTACTTGCACTAGCTTCAACGCCTGCTGTTCCAAAGGCTGTACCAGACTTACCCACCAACAGGTTGCCTGAGTTATCAAATCTAGCTTTTTCATTTTCGTGTATTTCAAAAACAATTCCAGCATTACTATCATTAGTTTTAGTAGCTAATGTTAGTAATCTGTCGTCGCCTCTAATTTCTTGAACATAACTACCTAAATTGTTGTAATCGTGCTGAATCATTGTCCCTGCGCTAAGGACATTGACTTCACCATTTATATGCCCAACGCCTGATAGGTGGAGGTCTCTGAATCGGTAAGCACCAGCTAAACCTAAATCCAAAGCAGCGTCACTACCGCCACCAGTTCCTGCATTAATAGGATAAATAGAGTTAACAACAGGATTAAAATTAATGCCTGCGTCACCAGAACCTATGTAGAGGTTGCCGCCGTTGCCAGTACCAATACTACCTACGGTTGCGCCGTCTTTTTGGAAGCTAGTGATGGTTCCGTCATTACCTGTACGGTTTACATAATGGACAACATCCTGATAGACAGCCTGCTGAATTTGACCATTAGCTAAAACGCCAACGCCATCGTTTGTGCCGCTGTTGTTGTAAAGGCTATTGCCGTCAGTGCATCCGACATTTACGTTGCCTGATGAGTCTATGCGCATACGTTCTGCGGCGTTGACCTTGAACTGCATATTGTTATTAGTCTGGTCAATAATATATGCAGTACTTAAAGCAGGACTACCTGCCAAATAAACTGTGTTTGTATCAGCGTAGATGTTTAGATTTGTACCGCCAGTTTTTCCAATAGTCGCTTTTACGCCGTCACCAGCACCATCTACAACAAGCCCATCCATCGTGGCTGTGCCAGTAAAACTCGGACTAGCGAGCGGAGCTTTCAATGCAATGCTGTTTGTTACCGTAGTAGCAAAGTTAGGGTCATCGCCTAACGCAGCAGCAAGCTCGTTGAGCGTGTCTAACGTAGCAGGAGACGAATCGACGAGGTTGCTGATCGCTGTGCCAACGTAGGACTGGGTGGCGTAGCTCTGTGAAGCGTGATCACCCCAGCCGTAAGCAGTGTTCCAGTTGGCTGAGTTGTCTGCGAACGGAAGCGTGTACACAGTATCAGTGCTAGTGATTGTGAAGTTAGGGTAAGTGCCAGATACGCTGGTAGCACCGGCACCAGTCAAGGCAACAGTCTGGTCTGGGGCAGTGTTAGATATTACGCCGCCAGATAGCCCAATGCCAGTACCCGCGCTAATCTCGCCTCGAACGGCTGTAGTAAAGTCAGCAGATACTGCTTGGTTACTAGCGTTTCCTAGAAAGAAGTTACCATCGTTTAGGTTTGGGGTGGCGTTAGTACGCCCTGCGCCCATCACCTTTATAGAGCCTGTGGATGCGTGAGATCGCGTAACCTTACCAATCTTCTGAATCTGTGACGCTTCGCCCGTAGGAGCTGTCGCAGTTAGGGTGCCAGTGTCGCTAATGTAAAGCTCATCGCCTTCACTAAATGACGATGTGTCCATTCCCTGCAATGTTCCGAACGTAACTACTGAGCAGTCGGCATTTAGAGATACAGTATCATTGACGATACCAAAGCACGGCATCTTGTTAGCATCATTTGCATCAGCTTTGCTAACTACTGTTTTGTTACCGCTAATCCCAGATATGTAGACAGGATCACCTTTGGTCAACGCCTCGCCCGCGCTACCCTTAAATAAGATAGCACCAGTAAGATTACCCTCAAACAATGGCGCTTCTACGTTACCCGTAAATACCGCGCCAGCTAAAGGAGCGTATAAAGACAAATCTATAGCTGTAAGGTCTGGTGGAGTGTATGTGAACACGCCGGAGTTATAGGCTAAAGCAGCCGTTCCGACCGCCGTAGTAACAACACTTAAATCGCCTGACTCTAACTTATCGGTATTAAGATTAGTAAAGTTAGCATCAACTTCATTATTAGTTAGGGGCGAGCCTTTGCCCGACCTTGTAGTAATCGTAGACATAGGTAGCCCCTGCTAATTAAGATGCGCTAAGTGTAATAGTCCAAGTGATCGCCATAGTATCGTTAGCGCCCTTGTTAACAACTGGGAACGTGGTGCGACACAGCATGGTTCCTGCGGTAGCAGCGTTAAAGATGCCAGCTTCAGTAACCGCGCCAGTACCTTCGCCAGCTTCAAAAGAAGACACGTAGGTGACTGTGTTAGCGCTAGCTACAGTAGAGTCAAGTGGCTCACGAGCGCCAAGCACTGATTGCAAGTTAGTGTCTGCTGCCGCTGGAGTGGTAGTGCCAGACCCTACAGCCATGTGGCTCATAACGCCCGCTGTGGCGTTAGCCATGCGTGAACATATAAAAGTTAAGCCCGCGGAAACGATAAGGTTCTTCTCTTCCCGCCGCTCTTTAACTTTTCCGTCTTTATCGGTAACAGTGATAACAAGGTCACCTTGTAGCTTAATTGTTTCGTTAATCATTACACACCTCAAAAAGTTCTGCTAAATCCGACGTAGTCTTCTGCGAAGTAGAAAAGATTATCTACGTAGTCTTGTCCATACAACGAACCAGAGTCGCCAAAAGAAGCTGATTCACTGAGAGTTACACCTGTTGATTTTACATTAGAATCTGTTGCATATCCATTGTCTGATACATTAGTAGCGAATAATACAGCAGCAGAGTCCGCTGAAAACACTGCGTCGCTTTTAGTTAGCCCTGTGCTGAAAGTGAGAATTTCCCCTTGCTGCACTGTGTCACTAAAGCTAACGCCAGAGAAAAACGTAAGCTGTTCACCGATTACACCCGCGTCTACAAACTCTCTTAAGAAGTTATTTTGTAGCGCAGCAACGTCTAAGACCGCGCCAAAATCAGACGTAGCCTTAACAAACGTCATTGTTTGATCGTCGTCTAAGACTGCTTCGCCGTCGAAATCGTCCGTAGCCGTAACAAAATCGTACAGGTTGGTAGATACGTCAAACGCTAGTGTTTCTGACTGGCCTACAAGCTCAGATAGAACCTTGGTTGGCGTTAGTAGAAACACCTCATTACTAGCGTTAAATACACCGAAGTCCGTGTAGTCTCGTCGATATGCAGTAGTGAAAGCTAAGGAATCGACCGTTGCTGCCGCGTCTACTTTGGTAGCTCCAAAACCACGTCGCGACAAATCACTAGTGCTACCAAAGTCAGCGTGGGCGCGTGTAAACGCCACTTGCCTGTTGAAAGTATCCGCAGTGCGAGCTACGTCTGCGGCCACTTTATTTGGGCGAATACTTACTAGCTGCGTAGCCAAGCCAACGTCTTGCAAAGACTTGTTGACTCCGCGTCTGACAAACTCACTAGTGGTAACAGTGTTGTAAAGCGCTTTGGTTGTAGCTACTCTGGTTACATCGCTTGTTCTAGCAGCGTTAGTAAGCGACTTGCTTAGGTTCACTGTCGCTATATCAGCGCTAAATATAGTGTCGAACGCGCTGTGGCGTAGTATAAATATACCTAGCTCTATAACTGTAGGAACTATGTCTGTGTACTGAACTAAAAACGTTGGAGCTACGGTGCTACTTACGAAGGTAAAATTAGTACTAGTAAGCTCATACGTAGCTGCTACGTAAGAAACATCGTATGTTGTGTCAGTTATGGAGACGTCGTAAGTCGCGTCAGAAGTCTCGACGGAGAACGAAGGCCGTACAATTTTTAACTCAGCGTCCACTAAGTGCCGCCGCCTTAATCGAAGTCGTTACGTACTTTGAACTTTACTAGATCGTATATGGTCTGAATCCCGCCAGTAGCGAAAGTAACCTCAAGTTCCCCTTCGTACAAACCGTCCGCTGTAAAAGAGTTCCCCGTAAAGGGAACTATTACGGCGCCATTATCTGGGTCAGAGACTATGCCAGCTAGCGTAGCAGTTACAGTTGTGCTACCTATAAGCCGGATTCTTAGCGCTACACTAGCGTCAGTCAGGTTTATCGGTGCCCAAGTACTAGAATCATTCGCGTCGTACGTGACGCCGTCGGGACTAGAACTGGCGTCCTTAAGCACGAAACGCAGGTCAGGTAACGTATCGCCAGTAACAAGTTTTAAAGTATCTAGATACGCCATTACTTACCCCTAAACAGTCGGACTAACGCCACTTAAGCCTTTTATCTCAATGCCTAGCGCGTTAGCGAAAGCGCCGTAGTGGGCCTGCGCTCGTTGCGCATTGCCCGCGTACTCACTGTCTTTTGTATACGCACGGTAGAGAACGTAGTCCATAACGATGTTACCGTAAATGTCCGGTAGATCGATGCTGCCTACTACGTCAGTGTAATCAGAGCCATCCGCAGGTTCTGCTACATCAGTAGGATACGCTGAATAGCTGATATCGATAACTGTAGTAGCCAAAGCAGGTGGGTAAACAAAGAAAACTTTGGGATCGCGTGGGTCGTATGTGTAGTGTACCGCGCTTATGTTACCACTTAGGTTATACCAATTTGGTATCTGCGAGTCTAGGACTACGCGGGGAACCATGCGGACAGACGAGTTGTTGCTGCCCACGGCGGAGTTTCTAATCACGTCGATTAGCTTCGCGCCGTCAACTGGAAGCGCCTGCTTAGGCCCGGCTACGCAAGTTTTAGATACGTTTTTAATAGACGCGTCTGGGCGATATAGGATAACTTCCCGCTGCCCGTCGTTAAGGTAACGAACTAGCTCAGGTATTGGCCATCTGACCGACGTAGTATCTTGCAAGGTATCTACTACACGGCGAATAATTGATTGTGCTGAAAGTGCCATAGTTTACCTCACTAATGGGCGGTTTTTAATTCTCGTGCCACCACGGATTCTTCCGTAATAGCTTTCTACTTTGGCTTGCGCGCTCTGTTTACTTGCTGTTACAGCCATATTGGCGGACAACAGTTCGTTTGTGAACGGCATGTTAGGCATACCCGCTAGCTTAGAAATAGCGCTCGACGTTATGGCGTCACTCCAGTAGTTAAACAAGTCGTTTTCTACTGTAGTAGCAGACCTAGTAGGTGCGTAAGAAGCAGTTACTACAACCTCGTACGCGGCGTCAGGTCTTGGGTAAAAATTTAGCACTAGCTCAGAGTCTGTCCTGCTCGTGTAAAACCCAGAAGGCTTGGCTGAAAGCTCACGATACGAAGGCACGTCTTCTTCAAAAATGCCTGCTATCTCTGCGCCGTCAACAGTTACGCTGAGGACTCTAGACACCCGCATTTGGTTGTTCGGAGTCTCTAGATCATAGCTTTCCAATCCGCTTACGGTAGAAAACTTGTCTATCTTTTGGCGCAAGATCGAAGAGGAATCGCAGAAACTAATCGCCGAGTCTAGAATAGCCTGACGCGCAAGAGGCTCAGAACACCCTATAACATAGGGCATCACGCGTGGAAGAAAGCTGTCTATGCTTATCATAGCTATACCTAGGTACTTAGAGGTAGTGCAATTCTACCAATTATGCTTTGCTTTTACGAGCACTTGTTACTGATTTGTTTTTCACAGGTGTCGCTTTCTGCGCTACTTCTTTCAGGTTAGCTTCACTAGCCGCCGAATTATCTTCCGCTTGCTTAGCTTCGGCTTCATTGGTCTTGTAAAATAGCGTCAAGCCTTCGTCAGTTGGCTCCCAAACATGCCCATTCATGCGGGCTATAATAATAATCTTGTTACCTACGGTAACACGCGCTTTATTAGCTAGAATCTCACCGCCTACTTGTGAGAGAAACTTTAAAACGTCCATAATATACTCCATAAATAAAAAAGGGGGCCATATGGCCCCCTTGATTGTAACACTAAGTTACTTACGCGCCAACTTGAGCAACTACGAGGGCTTCCGGCTTAACGACCTTACGACCGTAAACAGCAAGACCACGAACGATGTCGCCGAAGTCAGTTTGATTGCGCAATGGCTCAGTCTTATCAACAGTCATTGCAAACGATACAGCTTGCTTAGTACCAGCAATCATAGTGCGACGTGCCACAGCATCGGTCAAAGTAGCGCCAGAAGCAACGCCAGAAAGACCAGCTACCAGTGACTTACCAGCGCCGCCTTTTGGAAGCAGGTTAGAAACGTATACGTTGAAACGATCCAACATACCGATCTTACCAGTGCGGACAACGCTTGACTGATCGCCAGTGAAGTACGCCTGAGCAATGTTTGACTGCATCAACAGGTGACGGTCGTATGGAGAGATAACCAAGAAACGACCATCTTCTGGAACGTTCTGCTCGTCAAGAGCAGTAGACATACGCAGGATAGTGTTCAGGACATCTGAACCAGATACAGGAACTAAGTCTGTGCCTAGGTTGTAAGCAGCAGAGATAGCACC